TCAACTTTTGGTAAAATTCCAGTAGACGTCCACCTGGTCGTCATTAACAACGATTTTGTTAATCAAAATAGACAAGGCTGCGTGCGTCTGTCCTGGATCGTTCTTACTCAAAATTTGATCTAAATTTTCTATGATGCCTATAATTTCTTCCTTTGTGGCATTCGATTTTTTCTCTTCGGCTTTTGCTTCCAACTCAGCTTCCAGCTTTTTCTTTTCTTCCATCAGAGGGTCTATCTTGGACTTGATAGAGGATAACTCTATCCCGCCAAGAGCATATAAATCCATGTACCGCTCGATTTTCTTTTCCACCTCTTTAATGCGGCTTGATATGGCGTCATATTGGCTTGCAGAATCGACGGTAGAGCGCAACATAGACAAATATCCCTTATTTGCTTTTAAGTCCCTTATTTGACTATATACGAGGTTTTCTAAATCAGCCATCCGGTACGTTTTATTCTTGCAGTTTGGGTCGTTTACTTTTTGATAGCTGCTTTTTGAGCGGCTGTAGCAAATATAATAAGCGTACTTATTCGCGCCGGCTTTGACTGAGTGATACTTTGCTCCGCAGTTCCCGCAATAGACTAATCCACCGAGAGCAGTAGTCCTCCTGTGTCCCATGGCGCTATTTTTCTCTCGGTATTCCGCCAAGACAGATTGTGCCTGGTCAAACTCTGCCTCTGTTACGATTGCCTCGTGAGCGCCCTCATACCAGTTGTCATTATGCTTAAGCTTACCGATATAGGTTCTGTTTTCTACGCAGCGCCGTACTTTCCAGTAGCTCCACGGCGTACCTTTTGCTGTGTATCCCTTTTGGTTTAGGATTTCAGCGATCTGGATAGGAGAGCACCGGGAATTGAATAAGGCGAAAATCTCTTTGACCTGTGCAGCCTCGTAAGCATTTACCTTTAACGCTCCACTTTTTGGATCGTAGTCGTACCCGATCGGCACATGGCCGCCACCACGGTATTTCCCTTCTTTGGCTCGCCCCTCACGACCATCTGACATCCTCTCTTTGATTCGCTCACGTTCCAGTTCAGCAAAGACGGATAAGATGCCGACCATCGCACGTCCAAAAGGTGTGGATGTGTCAAATGCTTCTGCTCGGCTTACAAAAGAGCAGTTGTGAGCGGAAAATACTTTGTTGATTAAAAAAAGAGTATCATACTGAGACCGGGAAAGCCTGTCCAACTTATCAACCAGGACGATGTTTCCGTTCCCTCTTTCGATTTCCTTAATCATCTTCTGGAGTGCCGGGCGGTCGATGTTTGCCCCGGAAAATCCCGGGTCAATAAAGATGCCACCAATATTCCAGCTCATGGCATCGCAGTATTTCTTTAGACGTTCCTCTTGCTCGCCGATGGAATATCCTTCTTCCGCCTGCTCTCTGGTACTTACTCTGATGTAGATTAAAGCTGTGTCCATTAAAAAATCATCTCCTTTATTGCAAAAAATCGCCGAAGATGATACAATATTCCTGCAATCGCTTGTACATCTTCGGATGTAGGACCGTCTCTGTTGGCGCAGGGGCGGTTTTTTATGTTACAATAAATCAGCTATTTTAATAATTAATTCCGGGAAAATATTTACCTGAATACTTTCTTCAAATGAATATTGACCTGTAGCGGTACCGTTCTCTAAATCATAAACAGTTACAGTTTTATTCATCGGATTTGCTGTCCAGTATTCCCGAACTCCGGCAGTGCGATATTTGAAAAGCTTAATTCCATAATCGCGAGCTTGTGTTCCGGGAGATACAATCTCAATTATCCAATCCGGTGCACTGTGGCAACCTTTATCATCTATCTTTCCGGGAGAACAAACGACAGATACATCAGGCTTTAAATTGCGAATCGTGGCATAAAGCTCCCCCCCGCGATGATTTGATGGCGTGTACTTGGCGGCGCCATATCATAAATAACCCCCGTCAATCAGCTCTGCACGTTCTCCTTCTGGGAGAGCATAAATGTCTTCTGTGGTATAAATCTTTGCATTTGGTAATGACATGGTATCAGCTCCTTTCAAATTGCGCCGGCGCAAATATTGTAATATCAAGTCAAGTTACACATTTTTATTTTTTCCATAAAATATTTTTCCTGATTCAAGATGATGCTTGTATGTACACGAAGTTGCATATAATTTATTCGGGTGTACGCACTTTAAAGCATCTGAGCATTCTATGAAACGAGAACAGCACCCAAATGTTTTGGATTTTGAATGGTAATTTTTCAGGCAGTATAATATGTTTTGCTTTATGTAGTCCCAAATAGATATATCTGTTAATGGGAAAATAATATGCACAAAGTTGTTATCTGTAGTAGTTGATTTTACTTTTGCGCTTTGTGGAAGCTGAATATTTTCATATTGCTTGGGACGGATTAGCAATTCAACATCATCTTCTTTTTGAACGAAATTCATTACAACATAATTTTTACCAGGATTATCAATATCTTCTTTTATAGTAGGATATTCTGGTTCGTAAATACAAATGGATTTGGATGTTTCGTTTTTATCTTTTGTAGAACGATTAGAATAAAGATGTAATGATTTTCGGGGAAGTTCCTTCTCTTTGATCACCTCTTCTAAAAACGCTTCGAGCGAATGTTCAAAACCAAATAAAGATAATTGTTCCATTATGCCTCCTCGTAATTATCAACAGAAAATTTAGAATTCTGCATTTGTTTTAAATAGTCTGAATTGATAAAGCAGGTACCTTTACCATAATCAATTACTAAAGTTGCACACGCTTCATATTCGTTTTCGTATCCGAGAATTTCACATACAGTAGGTTTAGATACGTCACGACCTTTGTAATAAAATACTTTTTCTTTTCTGGGATTTTGAGATAACAGTCGATATTTTTTTAAAAAGTCGTCTCGTTCAACAGCGGTACAAAAAGGGGTATAAGGTTTCTTGAATATCATTAGGACCTCCTTATTTAAATGGTAGTCATGATTGTGAATGATCAAAAATCAAATCGTAGAAGATACTCTCTGGTATGATTTCTATATCATATCCTTCGGATCTTAATTTTTCAGCTTTCTTTTGTTTACTACTTTTACCGTCTTTTATAGATTGGCAATAATCATTGTTTCCGAGAATTAAGTAGTTCGTCTTTCTGGTGACACCATCTGCATTAATTCCTCCAATATCAGCAATTATCTGCATAGCATCCTTCCGTAACATTTTTTCGAGAGCACCGGTAATAACGCATACTTTTCCATACAAAGGATGGAATGGATCTAATTTCTCGGAATTTCCGGTAATATCTGAAGAACGAACAGATCTGCCTGCAATTGACATTTGCTTTTTTAATTCATCCTCCGAACCAGCTTTTTTAATTCCGTCAATTTTTAAGTTATTGAAACATTCATAAGTTAATTTGCAATCATCTAATGCGCGATGAGCAGAAGAATAATCAAGGCTATATCTTTCACATAAATCAGAAAGTCTGTGATGCCTCTCTTTGTGAAATAATCTGCGAGAAATTCTCATGGTATCAATAAAATCGTTTGAAAAATATGAACGAGTTTGCCGAATGGATTCGTCATAAATAAAATTAATATCAAAATTAATGTTATGACCAACAAGAATATCACTTCCGATAAAATCTAAAAAACGAGGAAGTACATCTGTTATATTAGGGGCAGAATCAACCATTTCTTGAGAAATTCCGGTGAGTTCTGTTATATAAGAATCAACATATACACCATCGGAATTAACCAACGATGAAAAAGTTTCTTCAACTTCGCCGTTTCTAACTCGGATTGCCCCAAATTCGATTATACTGTCGTAAATAGGCGATAAACCTGTGGTTTCCAAGTCTATTACAGTATAATCGCGCGGAAAAGAAAGGATACTTTTCCCTTTGCGATCTCTTTGCGTTTTGGGGATTTCTCCCAAATTAAAACCTAAAGTAATTCCTGTCATACATTTTTATCCCCCTTTGCCTAAAATACTCATCCTGCATATTTTTGCGACGGAAAGCCGTAAAAATAACGCAAATGTAAAAAAGCGCTGTTGATTTTATGGAAAAAACTTCCATAGCTAAAAGAATAAAAAGCCTTTATAATAAAACACATTATGAAGATATTATTAGGGGACATCATGTACAGGAAAAATATAACAGTGCGCCAGTTATCTATTCTTTCCGGGATTCCGAAATCCACTATACATAATATAGTAAACGAAAAGCATTCGCCTACTATGGACAATATGGAAAAGCTGGCAGCAGCGCTGAAAATAAGTATTTCGGATTTATATGAGTCCCCGTATAAATAAAGTGTCCAGAATTCTGGACAAATTCCGTTCCCGGCGTGATTTCTGAATCTCCCAGTCGTATTTATAAGTATAAGGGTAATTTTTTTCATCTGGACAGCAGAGGATAAAATACCACTGTACAATTAAAATACAACAAAAAAGGAGGTACATACACTATGGAAACTGAAAAATATCTTGCTTTAATCAGAAAACTGGTAATAAAGCATAAACACCGTGCTAAGGAGATATATTATTTACTCCTTGGATTCTTGGAAGGGTAGCCGTAAGGCTACCCTTTCTCTTTTTTCTTTTCGAACTTCTTGAATTCGTTATATAAGTAATCCCAGTATTCGTCGGGCAAATCCATCAGCATACTGATACAAAATTTTTTAAAATCATTTTGTTCATTTCCAAGTTTTCCGACTGTATTTATATATCGCATATCTTCAGGGATAAACATATTCTCAAAACCACCAGTTCCTGTGCGCAGCCAATCTTCATTTACATTAAATTCTCTACAGATTGCTTTTAACATTTGCTCGGTTAAGTTGCGTTTATCACTTTCCACATAAGAAATAGCTGTTTTGGTAACACCAAGACGTTCACCGAATTTTTCGAGTGTTAAATTACAAGATTTACGAACTGATTTTACACGTTCGCCCTGCGTCATGCCTTCACCTCCTCGCTATTATTACTAAATACAGAATAACACTGTATAAAACGAAAGTCAATAGAAAAAGTAAACACAGGTAACAAAAAGCTATTGACAAAATAAACTTAGGTAAGTATAATGTGAACAAAGGTAACGAAAGAGAGGTGAGAGGAATGAAAAAACAGGAAATGACAAGAGAAAAAATCAAGAAGAGATGCGAACAGGTAGATGAAATGAGTAAAATCCGTGAGCAACTCACAGAAAGAGAAAAAGGTTATCTGGACGGCTGTATTCATACAGTGGCGGCACTGGCGTCCCAGAAACGAGCCGGGTAGGACGGCTGAACGTTAGAAGACAAGAAAGCAGGATAGGAGGAAGAATGGGAAATATATTAGCCATATCATCAGTTTGGGCAGTTAGTTTTATTTGCTGGAGAATAATGAAAAAGACACAGCCTGAAGAATCAAAGCTGTATCTGATATACGCAATATCAATTTGCGTGATGGTTACATGGTTCTCAATAGCTCATTTAACTCAAATCTGAGTTTTTCCAATAAATGAACGGTGGTATCGTAATCATCTGTAAAAATGACAAAAAACAGATAGAAGAATTTCGGAAGGACTTGTTGATAGCATTGTCTTCTCCAAGCGCAGACCAAACAGTGCTCGCAAATGCCATAATTATTCCTCGCTTTCTTCAATCTGGCACGAAAAAGTCAGGTGGTAATACCCGCTATCTTTTTCGTAATCTGTATCAATTTCTGTTACTAAAAAATCCGCCTGGCGTAATGCCCTGCGGATCTCTTTTCTTTTTTTGATATAATTTTTTTTCGTAAAAAAATGAACCTGCATATAATGGATCCAGTTCTGATCCTGGTCGTCCGCGTAAGTTGCCGGAGCTTCATACTCTGGATTATATACGATGTATTCCGCCGGATGATTGTCGTCTGGGCATACAATCGGCCATACATTGGAGCAGATTGGCTTTAATGCAGATTCTATTGTCTGGTTCACGCTCACTTTGTCACCTCATCATATTTTTTCTGCATAGCTTCAAGACACGCTTTTTCAGATTTCTTGATAGCTTTTCTCAATACTGGCTTTGGGTACTGTTTGCTGGTTCCGTACTCCATATATGCCATCTTCTCGCCATTACGTACACCTTTTTCATCGATCCCAGTTGGGCGAACCGCCGCGAAACATCCATATTCATTCATTTTTGCGTCTGTTGCTTCTATTGATTCAGCAAGTTCTCCAGGGGTTTTGTGCTGGATGGTTTGTGGGAATCCGTCCGCATCTTTTCCAGTTTCTTCCCAGATTAATACGCCTTCATAATCCACTTGTCTTACCTCCGTACTCCCCAGACAACGACATGGAGTCTCTTAGATTCTGAAACGCCTTTAAAAATCTTTCGTTATCAGAATCATATCCAAAGTGTGCTTTTGCATAGAGCTTTACCGCCTGCCGATACAGAGGATCTGTAAGTTTCCCCTGTACCCCGGCAATTTTAAGTTCCAATACACAAGATTCGATAAGATCTCGGATTTCCGTGTCTGCGACGCTGGATTTTTCCCGGAGCATCTCTTTGAGCCAATCTACTGTAATCTCAAGTTCTGTCTTTGTGTATGCCATAATCTACCTCTCGTCAGGCATTTGCTTTAGTCAGCGTAACAAGAGAACTCTTGTCAATCACCTTTCCATCGCAAATCATCACAGCTTTCGTCACCTGGTCCTCTGTGTCATTGTCCTCATAGGATTTTACAGTCATTGCATAGTTTGTATTAAACATATAATCTGTCCAATCAAACAAAAATGCCACTACTGTAGGGCTGGAAAGCGTTGCATTACTGGATGTCATGTAATCATTCAGGACAACTCTTCTTCCAAGCAGAGTTCTTTCCGGCTTGCCATTAATGCCATAGTTTACTCTCGCAATCGGCTGGCCGTTGGAATCTGTCATTGCCATACATTCCATAAACGTCTTTTTACAAAATGAAATAATCAATGAAAAATTGAAGTTAAAACCTATCCGGTATCGAAACAAGTATGACGATAATTCGCAAAAATGGAGAAGAATTGGAATACAAGATATTAAACAGCAAATGTATGATTATGTCGCAGTAAATGGACTTTGGGAGTTAGAAAAAAGTATTGGACATTATCAATGTGCATCTGTAAAAGGAAAAGGGCAAATATATTGTGCAAAAGCAATAGCAAGCCATATTCGCGATAATTCCGTAAAGTATTATTGCAAGATGGATATTCGCAAATATTACGAATCAATTCCGAGAGATAAACTGATGGAGTGGTTGCGGAAAAGGGTCAAGAATAGAAAACTTCTGTGGCTTATCCAGACCTTGTTAGACACATTTGATAATGGTCTGAGTATCGGCTCTTATTTATCGCAGCATCTTGGAAACCTGTATTTGAGCGACATATATCACAAGCTTGAAACATTATCAAAAACACGCCGTGGAAAAAGAACTAAAATTGTAACATTCCAGGCATTTTACATGGATGATATTTTGATTGTTGGAAAAAACTCAAGAGAACTTGTGAAGGCTACGAATCTTATTGCGGAAATGTGCAGAGAAAAAGGGCTTGAAATCAAACCAACATGGAGTTGCCAGAAGATAGATAGCTCTTTTATCGACATGGCTGGGTATAGAATATACCGAGATCATATGACTGTTAGACGCGGAACGATGAAGAAAATCCGCAGAACATTTATTAGGTACGATGCTGATAGCAAAACAAGAGCAAGAAGAGTGATCTCTCATTACGGAATTATAAAACACGCTGATTCTTATAAATTTTGTCACAAATATGATGTGCACAAGAAGTTAAAAAGCGCGAAAGAGGTGGTATCTAAGAGTGGAAAAAAGAAAAATTGTGTCAGACAAAAAGATGCAGAAAGTTGATATTCGAACATTCGGCGAGACAAGCTATGTGTACCTCTATTTAAATGAAAATCCTATCAAAGTAGAGAACCACGATGAGTCTGGTGCTTACGATGCTTTTGAATATGATTACAACGAATTTATTGTAGGAGAAAATGATAATGTTGATCTCAATGACGTAAGAGCGAAACCAGAGAAATATCTCGCTTACGTTCCGTCAGCGAGTATCAGTTTTGAAGAAATACAGACGGACTTCAACATCGATGTAGATTACAGGGTATCCATGTTGGAACTGGGACTTATTTAAGAAAGGAAATATGAATTATGACAACTTACGAAATGTTAAGAAAATCAATCGAAGCAAAGAAAAAAAGAGGAGCGTTAAGTTCAGATTATATCGAATCCACAAAGGCAAAAATGGACGTGTTTCTGATGAATGACAGAATCACACAGGAAGAATATAACTTGCTCGTATCTGAACTGCAGTAATGTATACGGCGACAAGAAGACAATTTAACGTACTTACAGGAGGGCGATATGGAAATCAGAGACAGACCGTAGAGGTCTTTTTATTTTGCTTAAATTTGCGCCGGCGCAATGCCGGGAAAGGAGATAAAAAAATGAAAGTGATTGATACTTATAATGCTTTAGTGGGTTCTGTGGTAGCGGTACTTACATATATTTTCGGGGAGCATTGGCTCCTCTTTGCACTGTTTTTGGGATTTAATGTGGCGGACTGGCTTACGGGCTGGATGAAAAGCCGCATGATGCACAAAGAAAACTCTATGGTAGGTTGGAAAGGTGTCCTGAAAAAGCTGGGATACTGGCTTATGATTGCGGTGGCATTTGGAGCAAGTGCAGTTTTTATTGAGGTAGGAGCGGTGCTGCGCATTGATTTACAGATTACAACACTTCTGGGATGGTTTGTACTGGCATCTCTTTTAGTAAATGAAATTCGCTCTATCTGCGAGAATTTTGTTGAGGCTGGTTTCAATGTACCCCAGGTCCTTGTAAAAGGTCTGGAAGTAGCTGATAAAGTGATTAATAAGGATTCGGAGGGCGAATAAGCCCTCCCTTTTAAATGGAGGAAAAGAATATGAAGGCAATGTTAAGCCAGCCAATGGCAGGGAAAACAGATGAGGAAATTATAGCAACAAGAGATCAAGCAATCAAAGTATTGCACGAAAAAGGTTATGAAGTCGTAAACACGTTGTTTACAGATGAATGGTATAGCCAGGAGAAAATGAAAGAACGTGGAGTGGTTCAGATTCCGCTTTGCTTCCTGGCAAAATCCCTTGAAAATATGTCCTTGTGCCATGCTGCGTACTTTTGCAAGGGCTGGGAGAATGCCAGAGGGTGCAGGCTCGAGCATGAAGCAGCGGCTGCATACGGATTAGAAATCATATATGAAGAGGAGAATCACTGATATGTTGATAAAGATAATGGGACAGGCTCAGGCATCCATTGAGCAGATGAGAGCCTACATCAAAAAAGTAAATCCAAAAGTGCCGGAGAGCGTCCTTGCTATGATACCACTGTATATCACAGAGGGTGCGCTTGAGGGTGTCCGTGGAGACATTGCCTTTGCTCAGAGCTGTTTGGAGACTGGCAACTTTACCTTTAAAGGTTCTGCGGTCACACTGGATCAGAATAACTTTTGCGGCATGGGCGTTACAAGAACCGGAGTCAAAGGAAACTCATTTAAAACCCCCAAAGAGGGCATCCGGGCACAGATCCAGCACCTGAAAGCCTACGCCTGCAACGATGCCCTGGAACAGCGCTGCATCGATCCCAGATTTACCTATGTGAAACGTAGCTGTGCGCCTTATGTGGAGTGGCTGGGAATCCAGGAAAATCCTTCCGGCGCTGGATGGGCGTCAGGAAAGGGATACGGAGAAAAGATTTTAAACATTTTAAACAGCATTTTAAAAACAGAAAGTACAGGAGGAAATGAAGGTATGAATATTTTTGTTTGTGTAGGTCATGCAAATTACGGCGGCGGTGTTATCTCCTCGGCAGATGGAACAAAGAGCGGTGGCGTAAATGAGTACAAATATAATAAAACCCTGGCTCCTTATGTAGTTAAATGGCTTGAGGCTGCCGGACATAAAGCGACACTGTGCATTGCACCAGAAGGAAAATTACACAGCTTAAACGATGAAATCAACTACTTTATCGGGCTTGAAAATAAGGGGGATTACGACCTTGCCGTGCAGCTCCATCTTAATGCCTTTAATACCAAAGCTTGCGGCACAGAAGCATATGCTTATAATTCCGAAGGGTTAAAAGTAGCAGAAGCGATTTGTAAAAAACTTGGAACTGTCTGGAAAAACAGAGGGGCGCAGATCAAGACAGGTCTGTACTGGACACGTAAGACAAAAGCAAAAGCCGTATTAATTGAATCTTTCTTCTGTGACAACGCCTCTGACTATGCAAAAGCGAAGAAGCTCGGATATGATGCTCATGGCAAGCTGATTGCAGAGGGCATTTTAGGTAAAAGCATCAGCGGCAGCACAGGAGACAAGCCCGGAAGTAAACCAGAAACCGGAGGAGATTATGTATTTAAACCGGCGACAGTAAAAAAGGGAGATAAAAATACGTCTGCATTATTACTTCAGGAGATTCTGAGAGCAAGAGGATTTACAGGTAAAGATAAGAAAGAGTTAAAACTCGACTGGGAAGCAGGGGAGAACACAATCTATGCTCTGAAAGAATACCAGAAATCTCGCAAAGGTGTGCTGGAGGTAGATGGTATCTGCGGAACCAATACCTGGAAAGACCTGATTGCAATTTAAAAATAAAGAGGCAGGGGACTAAAAATCCTCTGCCTTTAAATGTTGTTCGCCTATTTCACGTTCTCTTTTCGGCTTAATAACAATAGTTTCTATAATATTCACTTCCGGGTTCTTTTTGTCTCCAACGATTTTTAAAATTGTACGTCCATCCTTTAAAATCCTGATTACATCCAT